TACTTGAGTTAAGGTTATATCATTTTTATCCCAATAAACTTCATCAAAATAAACGCTTATGTTTGACGGTACAACTGGAAGTGCTGTAAAACCAAACGGAGTAATAAGAGTTCCAATACCAAGTCTTGGGAAATTATTAGACTCATCATTTGGACCAACATGTAATGCGCCATTTATTGTAGTAATTGCATAAGTTCCAATATTTTGTGTAGCAACTTGGATACCATCAACAAATAATGTTAATGTATTTTGGTTATTATTATGATGAGATTTTATTACAATATGATGTCTTTCATAATCAAAAATATTTACATTGTTTGCACTACTAATTGTAATTGCTGCATCATCCTGGCCATTTATTTGTACATGCAATTTGTTTTGATAATGATAAACAATTATATTTTGATTATCTGCATAACCATTTAAATTCCAAAGAACACGAAGTCCTGTTGAGGTATCATCAAGTGCTCTACGCATCCAGAATGCTGAATGCCATGAATTATTGCCAGTGCCCCAAGTATCATCATGTTCTGATTCTTTTAATATTGCGGCTCCATTTGTATATGTCCCAGTGCTTTTTACAGACTTGCCATTAATACCAAAATCTGGATTAACTATTGTTCCATTTATTACAACATTTGCAACAGAATAATCTGTGTCTGAGCCATAATCTAAATATGGTGCAGAACTATCAAATGTTACATATCTATATGGTGCAAAATTATTTTGTATATATTGATAATAATAACTACTTAAGAAATATGCTGGTGCCACTTCAGCAAAAGCAACTATTGGTGTTGGATAAATTGTCCATCCATAATAAACAGTAACATCTGTATTTAAGGCTGATGCGGTTAATGCTGTAATAGAATTACTTACATTCTTTATCGCTAAAATTGCAGGGTCTACAAATAATGCAGAACTTGTTATTGGAGTTGCAATAGCGGTAACATTTGATATAACAACAAATTGATGATCTCCAGATTCAGAATTTGCATCTAAAGTAGACGCAATATGTGTATAGTTTGGACTTAAATTATTAATAAAATTATAATGTTGAATAATTTGAGAATTAGTAAGTGGAGAAGAATATATTGCTAATTCATCATAATACATATCTGCTAATTTTGAAAGACCAGATTCAGCATTTGATCCAAGAATATAATTTTCTTTATTTGTGTTGTCTGTCCAAGTAGCAAATGAAATATTTTGATTTATTATAATTGTTCCATTTATCCATAATTGAACAAGTCTTTGATTTGGATTAATACCTGATTGATACACATTTATAATTATATGATTCCAATTATTTAAGGTCAATGGAGAAGAATCAATTGGAGAAGTTAATTCTACAAATGTTGTTAATGTATTAAAAATTCTTAATGCTAAGTATCTTGGATAAATAATACGACCAGTCCCAGTATCTTGTACATAATAATCTTCTAATGTTAATTCTAATTTTTCTGAATTTAATATTGCAAAAGAATTTGTAGCGTTTGGCGCTAAAATTCCATCTGGAAATTGTAATGGTCTTGTCCAAATTTCATATGCAAAAGTACCTGTTCCCAATAAATTATTAAATGAATCTGCATAATTTGTTGTTTCAAATGTAAGATATGCATTTGAATTACTTGCACTGCTTCCTTTCCAAGACTTACCTTCTGCTACTAAATTTAATGGAGTTCCACCATCTGTTAATATTGTTAATTCTGTTCCTTTTGTAAATGTGCCATTTTGATATCCATAATTAATAATGTTTGATTCTGATTGGCCATTATTAATATATAAATATGGATTTAAATCTTTAACAAGTTTAAAATAATTTATTGGAACTGATATTGTAGGATCAGGCATTGTTGCTGATGCTATCATCGGTGATTCTGCTACTCTTGCTGGCATCATTTCAGCAGAGGCAATAAATTCAGCAGCACTAAAACTATCATCAGTTCCCGTAGATATAATTACATTATTAATTAATTCTATAGATGCATTAAATGTTGTTGCTAAAATAAAATTAATATTTTTTCTTGCTACAACTGAAATATTTGATGGGAAAGTTGCAGATACAATAATAGATGTTGTTATTTCTGTATGATCACCAGTAGTTGTTGCAATAGTTGGTTCTGTCATTAATGCTGAAGCCAGTGCTGGTGTGGTTAAAAATACATTATCAAGTTTTAAAGAAACATCTACAGATTGTGCTGAGGCTGTCATTGGAGAAGCAGAATAATTAACTGAAACAGGAGCAGTATTGCCAATAGTCCAAATTTCTGAAATTGCAGTAGCATCAATTGTTGAATATTGAGATACATACCAATTTGATATATTAACGTTTATTGCAGCGTTAGTAATACCATTAGGTCCCCAAAATAATGTTGAGGCAGTTGAAGATGAAGAAGTTCTAGTTTCTGTAAATACTAATTGTCCATTAAAATAAAGTTCCCAATTATTACCATTTCTGCGTATTGCAACATAAAACCAAGTATTATATGCAAGAGGTTGTGATAGAAATATATTATTGCCTGCTGCATTTGTAAAAATTAAACTATTTTCATTATTTGCAAGATTATTTATTGCATTAATAGCATATCCTAAAGTTTGTGATGGAGCCCAAACTTGTAATACATATCCAGTACCAGATACTGGAGTATATGAATTAACTTTTAACCAAAACCCTACTGAAAAGTTTGAATCATTTATGCGACTAACAATACTTGAAGAAGTAGATCTTAAACGTGATTGTGTTCCATCTGTTGATGCAGCAAATTTCCATGAACCTCCGCCACCTATAGGTCCCACATTTGGTTCATAAACTGCTAAATTTCCTAAAAGCGTCCAATCATTTGGATTAGTACTAGTTACAGTTCCAGTTTGAACTGGTGGGGATACAACTGGTTGATCAAAATTAACACCAGTTTCTATTGCATAACTATTTATTTTATTATCTAAATTTGATGGCATAAAAAAAAGGCTACGCCAAAGACGTAGCCAATTCACCTACCTTCAATTCTGGATTAATTGATTTCAAACTATGCCCATTTACTGAGATAGGAGCAGGAAAGAAGCGGGACCATGAGGTAAAAGAAGCGGCAACATGCTTCTTGATTTCTATGGCAACAGAACACTCTATAAATGTTGCTACAACATTTAGAGTAAGTGGTCCCGCTTCAATCCTGACATTCATTATGCTACCGTGATTCTCACAATACCAGTTGCATCCCATGTAATGGTAAAGTTACCATTTGAAGATGACTGGTCTGAACCGAAGTCAACATAGCCAATAAGTGGCTTGGTTGCATTTGTGGCAGGTGATGCATTATAAACTACTGCATAACGAGCCGTGATTGTAGATGAAGACCAAGTTACATCATCAGCATCAAGAACGATAACGTTTGTTGCTGAATTGTATGTGTTAGTCTTATTTGCAAGGGTGACTCCACCCTGTGTATAACCAGTACCAGTTACTTCAAAAGAAGCAACATCATCAAAATAATTGTGTGCATCCTGATCTGGTGTGTAAGAGTTTGATAGAAGCGCTACCTTAATGGTATCTGTATCCCAATCAACTTCCTTGTTAAGTGCTTGCTGTAGGAATTGTCCGTATAGTTTGCTAGCCATTATTCAGTCCCCCCTTACGATGCAGTCTTCTCAACGATTGCAAATGCACCAGCATCAGCAACAGCAAAGCCACGACGAATGCGTGTCTTGAGAAGAACTCCATCCTTAGAGAATTCTGCATCACGAGAAACTACAGACTCTACGCCACCACGAACACCGTTGATTAACATCTGACGGTTACCGCAGATAAGTAGAGCATTTCCTGTAGGTGAATCTGTTGCAGCAGCAGAACGTGCAGCACCATAAGATACAACTAGTGGATATCCAAATAGTGAGCCAGGTGTACCTGCGAGTGGATCTGGAAGAACCAAATCATTATTACCCTTTACCATTCCACGGATTTCCTTAAGCATCTTAGGATGTGCCATCCATACTGTATTTGCTGCATCAAACTTGCTTGAAGCCTCAACTGCACCAAGTGCTGCATTAAGGTCATCATATGAAAGTGCTCCAGCGGTTGGAATTAGGTTGCTTGGAGCATCATTTGCAACTGCTGTAAGAACTGATGTATATGGAGCATCATCATTTCCTGTTTCAACTGCATAAACGCCAAGAGTAGCGTTATCAAACTTACGTGCCCAACGAGATGCCCATTCACGCTTATAGGTGCTGAGTACATCAACTAGGGAATCGTTTACATCTTCTTCAGAGATGTGCATAATCTGTGCATACTTACGTGCTGTAAGAACTACTTCATCAAGAGTAGCAACTGCTTCTGGGATGGTATTGCCTTCAGCAACAACATCTGGAGCATCAGCCTTAAAGCGAGGCACAGTCTTTGTACGAGAAGCCATTGCTTCACGACGAGCGAATCGTTCTACCGCAGAGTTGGCAAGAAGGTCTTGGATGACTGCACTGCCTTGTTCCTCTAGGATATAACCATTGGCTTCTGTTAGATCTGTTCTAGCCATTTGTTTTTTCTCCTTTAGAAAAAATAGATTTTATTAAATTATATAGGTATTGAATCGTCTAATTCATCCATAAACCTTTGGCAACGTCCATTGCCATAAGTATATGTATATTATATCAGATTTTCTTACCCAATATTTTTGCTGCTTGCATTTCACTTGCAGTATATTGTGTACTTACAGAAGCCTTTATGGCAGTATCTGCTTGTCCACCAACACGAATCTTTGGATCAAATATCTCAGGAAAATCCTTTTTTAGTTGTTCCAATTGTTCGTCAAAGCCAGTAATATCAAGATTTTCATCAAAATCTAACTTGGTTGTATCCAAATATTTGATAAATCTTTGTGGTTCTTTCAAACCTTCAGCAGATAACTTTTGACTGATTTTTTCATTCATAAGTCTTCCACTAAATTCTGCAATCTTCTGATCTTTACTATTCAAGTCAACTTCAAGTTGTTCTTTTTCTTCCCTGAACTTTTTAGCATCAGATTTTGCACGATCTAAAGCATCAAGTACTGCTTTAGGATCATTAATTACTGTTTCTTTTGATTCTTGTGTTTCTATATTATTCGTTTCCAACGTTGCCCCCTGTGGCTTCCATTAATACATTATTTGTATTTGTATTTTGTGACAAACTAGTTAATGATTGTTCTACTTCTGCAATTGCACGAGCAGATTCTAAATCATAACCCATTTCAATAAGAACTTGCTCAAGAGATACGCCAACTACACGCTTCTTGACTGCAACTTCCCATGCATCCAAACTATCCATAGATTCAATATCCTTCCACTTAACCAAAACGTTTGGTTCAGCAGCATTATCAATTCTTAGGATAAACCTAAACATATCTGCCCATGTTGAGCCAAATGTAATCTGACGATCTTTGACTTTGGCAATAAGCGGTGCTTCAGCAGTTCTGAGTGATTCACCAGAAGGAATGCTTCCAGTTTTCTCAAAATAATGAAGGGGTGTACATGTAATAGATGCCATTGAACGAACGAAATCTTTCACTGGCTCTGTAAATACTTTATGGTCAGCAGGAGAGAATTCTCCAACCTTATCAACACCCTTGAGATACCAAAGTTCTCCAGGACCATTTTTTAAGCGACCAATATTGTCCTCAACTGCTGCATCATCTTCAAAATCTTCAAATTCTGCAGAACTACCACTACCAGATAATGCATAACGCTGTGGTGCACCTTGATAATCAACCGTTGTCATATGTGTAACAATTAATTTGTTAATAGCGTCTTGAGGACCATAAGCATCTACGTGTTCTGGTCTTCCATATTGTTTTGATGTACGGAAATGAAAAACTGGAACTTCTTCCCATGGATTCTCTACTATTTCTGACAAAATAAATCCATTTGCAGAAACAATATTAATAACTTCTCCAGGCATTGTATATTTTTCAATGCGATCTGGATAATACATATTTAAATGTGATGTTTTCTTTGTGTGATCCATTGGGTCTTCAGATTGCCACAACTTTGCAGCAAATCTTTTAACTCTTGGACGCTCATCATCATAAATCATTACAGTCGTAAGTGGTGAATTATAATCAACAGTAATATTTCCTTCTACATCTGTCCAAACAATTGCATAGCAATCACCATAAACAAGTGCACGACGATGAATCTCATCTGCATCAATTTGCAAATCATTCATTTGCCAGATTTCATTTATTTTTTGATTTGCTTCTGCTGTATTTGCAACAATATTTGCAATTTCAAGACGGTTTAGAACAGAATCTACTACAGTCCTTGCAAAATTAAATCTAAAGTCACTTCCAGCATTTCCAAGTAACTTATACCAACGATTATTAGGAAAAACTTCAGAGTTTGTTCCCTCATAATATGTTTCGGCAGTTAGATAGGTATTTCTTCTATCTACTATCGTATCAATAGCCTTTTTAATATCAGACATGTTGTCTCCTTAAATAATTTATTTGTTTTGTTTCTAGTTTTACTGCTTTATTATCCAAGAAGTACAAAATGCCAGAAACTACAGCATCTAGTACGTCTTCGTGGGATAGTTTTGGAAACGCCCACATTTGTTCTTCCAATACTGGGAAATGTGAAGTGTGCTTCACTTTCTTTTGTTGGTAGAAATTCAAAGCCTTACCAGCACGTATCTGTTTAGATAAATGCTGAGTCTTTGATCTATATTTGGCGGGGACATGTTTGAAAACATCTTTCCACAAATCTCCACCCTGGTTTACTTCAACATAAACTACTCCAGCATCAAATGTTTCAACTAGAGCAGCAACCCTATCTGCTATTTCAGACGGGGACATCTTAACTTGTTCTGCATGACGCACATAAATATTATTTTTTCCTTTTGCATCAATACCTCTGGACAGAACAGCAATACCTGTAAAGTCAGAAATCTTGTTTTTTGTAACGGCTGGGTCAATACTAACAATAGTATTACCATAATCTTCTAATTCTTCAATTTCAACATCTTCGTTAACCCAAAATGTTCCATCAGTATTAACTGGACGATTCATATAGTTTTTAGCAAAGTCTCTAAGATGTCTTTGGCTTTGCAACCAATCTAAAGGCCATTTCTCAGGCCATACAGAACGTTCTGAGCCATCATCATTATTAAGTATGGCTGGATAGTAATGAACATTTACATTCTGGTCTTTAATCCAAGACAATTCAGGATCAGCATAACCTTCACCATATTTTCTAAATTGATCCATTACAGAGTTTGGCATAGTAGTTGTTCCAACAAATATCATACGAGCATAAATATTCATAGGTGCAATATCATCAAATACTGTATTCTTTTGCTGCCCTGCCTGATATTCAGAATAATTCTTTTCGCCTTTTTCAATATCATCAAGAATAATTAAATCTGGACGTTGACCAAATACCTTTTTACCTAAAGAGTTGGTATCAATACCATTAGCATCAAATATAAAATCATTGCTCTGAATAATACGCCAAGAATTGGATGCCATGGCACGACCTGACGAAGCCACAATTTTAGGCTTGCAAAGTTCTGGATAATCTTCTTGTAAATATTCATTTCCTTCCAATTCGTTTTTAAATGTCATTAAATGTGTTTCTGCTTGCGAAGCGGCATCAGAAAATGCAGCAATAAATTTTACATGGCCATGTGCAGCAGCCCACATTGGCAAAATGAGAAAAATCCATGTGGACTTACCGCACTCACGAGGTGCAATAAATGCATCCCTATTTTCTTTTGGTCTTTCTGGTTTATGGATCCATGATTTGCCATATTCGGCAAGATCCACATGAAATTCAGATAATGTTATTTCACCTTGAGCATTTTGTAAGTGATGAGGCAAATAAACCAAAGCAAATAACATTGGGTCATATTTAGTTAATTCTCTACGACCTTCTGATATTGACAATAATTCCAATGGAATGGTTTGTAATATATCTGTTGCCTTCACTATTTCCTCTCAGAAGCATATAAAGCACGAAGTTGTCTAAGAGCAGATTCTCTAGAATCATGGCATCCTTCTACTTCTCCACCTTCTTTAATCACAGACCATTGATCAGGACTGCACTTTCCTTGTCCTTTTTCTATTTTCCAAGGCATCTAGTCTCCTCCTATCATCTGAAATCATGATTTTGATTTCTGTTATATTGTTTTCTAATCTATTTAATTGATCTTTTGTGCTGCCCCCACCATTTGGTCTAAATTCTTTAATCAAAAACCTCATCATGGCAAATATTGAACCAAGAATTGCTGTTAAGGCTGCTCCAAATGCTGCTACTAATTCTGGTGTCATTTATATCACACCACCATATTTGATTTTATGGGAAATATTTTTTTCAGACAGCGAAAAATAAAAAAATAAAAAAGTTTTTAAAGGGGGTACCCCTAGCATATCAAACCTCATTTGTCAATAGCCTCCAAACCTTTCAAACCATTTATCCTCATAGCCTCATTACGTGCTTTTGCTTCATTCAATAAATCAATGATGGCCAGATCTTGTCCATCTTTATTCCTTTGTTCATTGATATGTGTTGACTTACCTTCAATAAGATTAATGGTTTGTATTGCTTTATGGACAGCATTGGCCAATTTATTCAAACCATCACTATCCAATGAATCTTGCATTAGGGACTCTACACATCTATCTAATACTGCTTGAGCCGCTATAAGTTTTTCTTTATCTGAATAGAATACTTTAAGTCCCGCCGCCATTTTGGCGAGGGTATCTACAGAAGGCATATCCAAACCTCTATCTACAA